GGATGACGTAATCGGTCGATGTGTCCGGCCCGTCGTCGGTGTCGACAACAATGCTGTCTTGGAGGTTTTCGTCTCGAAACCATTCGTTCCAGATCAAGGCGTAAGCTCGATGCCAGAGGCTATTGAATTCGAGGTTTGTTACGCCGGTGGGAATTCCCATGTAATCGCTGAGTGTTTCCTCGAGGACGGTTTCGGTCATGACCGGTACTGTGAATGCCGTTGAGTCTCCTGGGTCGGTCTGCTCGCCGTTGAACTTTTGCCAGTTGTCCCAGATGAGTCTGATGGGCACGGCGAAGTAGAAGAAGTCCATGAAGACGTTGTCGATGATCGGATAGAGTGGTGTGCTCATTCTTGCGAAGGAAGTTGCTCGGAGGTTCATGGTGTCGCCGGGCAGAGCTTCGTCCACGAAGATTGGTATCAGGTCGGCTGCGTTGAAGGCGGTTTTGAGTCCGCAACTGCGGTCGAATTGGCTCCTGGGCATTTCGACGGAAGGGATCATTGCGAATGAGTGCTGTCCCTGGGTGACGCCTGCGCCGTGTGCTGTTCCGGTCATCGGGTTTCTCCTGTGGAGGTGATGTATTGGATTGCTGTTCCGAGGTCGGTCTTGACTTTGTCGCCGTTGATGTGTCCGGTTTGTTCGTCCCATCCTCCGATAGCGAACAGTGTATAGTCTCCTGCGTGTAGGTTGAAGTCAGATCCTTCTTGGTTGACGGCTTGCGTGAAGCTGCGTATTGCGACTGCGTTGTTTGTACAGAAGAATGGTTTTAGATAAGCTTCTGCTTTTGAATCGTATATTGCATATATTTTCATGATTATTTTTTCCTTTTTGTTTGTTTTAGTTTTTGCGTTTTTGTTCGTTCATCTGTTTCTGGATTATTTTTTCTTTTGTTTTCATTCTTTCTGGTGTTAGGTCCTCTTTTCTTTTTCTTACGTTCTTGAGTCTTTGTTTCTTGAGATCAAGTAATTGATCTCCGGGCAGTTTCTCGTCGTAGAACCTTGGTGGTCTATATCGTTTACCGTCGTGGATGACTTCGTCCGATGGATAGACATCGGTTCCATATTTTTTGTACCAGGTTGAGCCTATTCCGGGTCTTCGGCTCATGGTCGCGAATTCGGGTTTTACTTGGAAGACCTCCCCGGTTTCTGTATCGACTCTTTGATAGTGTTCTTCCGCCTGGTCGCCGGTGATTTTCTTCACGGCGTAGCGCGCGACGTAGGCAGCGCTCTCGAATGATAGATTGCCTACGGTGCAGAATCCTTTTCCCCATGTGTGCTCCAATAGTGGTGATTGGTAGAGAGCGTTTTTCCCGGATTGCTTTAGAGGGATCCGGTCTTCGCTAAAGTTTTGACCGAATAGACAGGCATGGTAGTGCGGTCTTGAACTTGATTCTCCGTATTCTCCGGCCATGAAATAGCGGAACTTCCCGATCCGCTTGCGGAGTCTCTTGGCAAATTTCTGCCAATCTTCGGTGTGAAGGGATCCGTCTTTCGGAAGGTGTTCGTTGTCGTAGGTGAGCGTGATGAACGAGCTGGTCTGGTGCATCTGGCTTTCGTGTATGCATCGAATTGCCCATTGCCGACTCCTCTCGATTCGGCAGCCAATGCACTGCCCGCAAGGGAGCTCGAGCGGGCGGTCAGCGAAGCCTCTTTTTGAGTCGAAGACGACGCTGCCGCCGTGTGCTCGGTAGGCCTTGAGAGGCCGGTAACAGGGCACTGTTAGATTCTCCAGCCCCCTCGCATGGGTCGAGCCCGAAGGTTCCGTTTGTTGGTCCTGGTGCCCTTCCTGAAGCTCCGTCGGGAGCTGCGCTTCTTCATTCGGCGCCTCATTTTCGATCTCCTTTGATCGGTCACAGTTACTTTCACTTGATGTTAACTGTGTGGACTGACACCCCGCAAGTGGTGGTACCTGATGTAGGTGAACCACAACAGGAAGGGGCGAGGGTTTTATCCCCCGCCCCCTGGTACGTGAAGTGTGACGTACCGATTATGCCGGCGGCTGGGCCGGCGGTGTTGCGACTGGTTCGACTGCTGCGGGCGCGTCGGCCGGCGCCTGGTGCGGGAGCATCCCGAGCTCCTCGAGCTCGCCGCGTCGGTCCGGGTCGTACACCATCTCGAGGAAGGCGGCCGGGTCGTTCTTGACGTGTTTCCGGATAGCGGGGTTGAGCTGTGCGAATGCTCGATCGGCTTCGCGGATCCTGCTCAGTCCTTCGTGGTAGTCGTTGACGTTGGAGAAGTCTCCGTACCGCGCCTGGCCAACGGCGCCGCCAGGTGGTTCTCCGTGGGCGATCCATCTTGCCATGATGGAGTTGATATCTGATTTCAATGCATCGGCTTCTTTGACCATCTTTTTTCCGCCGACGGGATGATAAACGCGAGGTCGGATTTCTTCGGGCATTTTGGTTCTCCTATTTGAGCGGGCTAATGGCTTTGACAGCCTTTTCGACGCCCTTGATGATTCTTCCGGGCTTACCTTCGAACGTTTTGGACGTGGCGCGCATTTCATTGAGTTTCAAGGCTTCTTGTTCTCTGACAGATTTCGCGGTCGAGATACCCTCCCTTGCGATCAAGGCCTCGGAGTGGGCCTGGTCGCTTTTGATTCCTGCGGTGAAGGCGTTATGGAAGGCGCCTTCTGCCTCGGATTTGGTCCTTTCGATTTCAGGTTTCATGGTGGCTGCTTGTTTTGCTGTTGCGAGAGCTCCACCGAGGTCGAGGTCGATTTGAGGCATTGGCGTTCCAGGTACGGCGCCCGGAGACGGGATGTTTGGAGTTCCTCCCATTGCGAGCATAGGATTGTATCCCGCTCTTATAAGGCTTCGCTTTTGGATGCCGTATTGATGCAGTGCCATTTTCAAAGCGAAATCCTGGCTGCGTTTTTGGAGCTTTTCGGATTGGTTTGCTTGCATGGCGGAGCTGATGATAGGTCCAACAATTCCGCTGATCATGCCTCCGGCGGCCGCTCCGGCCGCTGCGTATCCGCTCATTAGAGACATCCTCCGGTGATGAGGTTGTAGGTGCTGACTCCGAGGCAGGTGAGCGAGATGATGAGAATTGCGATTTGGCAGAGCATCAATTTTTCTCCGGTCGGGCGGTGTAGTTTTCCCAGAATATTCTGAGGTTGAGTTTGTACCATTTCGACCGGCAAAGTTTGCAGGTGAAGTGGTGATGGATGTTCCAGTAGAGCCACCGCATTAGAAGTGGTCAACCAGGCCGGGCACGCTGAAGGTCGGCATCGGCCGTGCGCATTTGTATTCGAAGTAGAAGTCAGCCAGGAAGTCTGGCTCGGTCGGTACTGCGTTGATTCGGTCGAAAGGCGGATTGTCTTCGATGAAGACGTCATTGAGGAGCGGCAAGCTGGGGAAGTCCAGCGCCAGGTGCCAGGCGTCGAGCGGTGTCGAATGCGAGCTTCTCATGACTCCGGTGACTTGCGAGGGCTTGTATCTGTACTCGGCGTACCGTTCTTGGTAGCCAAAGGTGTCCTCGTCTCCACCAGCTGCGGGACCGACTGCGTAGATCTCCTTGTTTTTGACCGCCTGCTCGCCGAGGTGTGCGAGGCTCGGCCAGTAGTAGTCGTATCTGGTTTGTCTGCTGAACATTCTGTTCAGGCCTTGTTGGTAGGTGATATCGGCTCGGACGTTGGCCAGGCCGATGATGACGCAGTGTTCGGTGAAGGATTTCAGGAATCCCGTCGTGTTGCTGGAGACGCCGTATCCGGCGAGATCTCCAAAGGCGGCGCCGGCGATCCCGTTGGTGTTGGAAACGGGGTTGATGTTGACTCGTGTTGAGCCTCCTCCGAGATATTCGGGTCTTTGGAGTCGCTGATCTGGGCTGATGACGCCGAAGTGGCTTCTGAGGATCTCGGTGTATCTGGATCCTCCTCTTGCGTCCCGTTCCAGCATCTTCTGAATCTGGAAAGCTTGTCGAATCTCGTTGATCGTAGCGGCAGAGGCAGCTGTGAGGTTTGCCTCGAGTTCGGGCTCGTCCCAGTAGAGGTCGTAGTTTCCGATTCCTCCTGAAGCGCTGACTTCGACCTGGTTGCTGCCGGCTTCTTCTTTGAGGTTGACGGAGGTGACGTTCGACGTGAATTTGGGAATGTCGGTTCCGGCGGATACGACCGGTGCTGAGGTTCCCAAGGGAAGTTCGACTGCTGTTCCCTTTTGGGTGAAGGGAAGGCAGCTGGTAAAGTAGTCATGACGCTTTCCCCTTTTTTGGATGACGTAATCGGTCGATGTGTCCGGCCCGTCGTCGGTGTCGACAACAATGCTGTCTTGGAGGTTTTCGTCTCGAAACCATTCGTTCCAGATCAAGGCGTAAGCTCGATGCCAGAGGCT